CTACGGTAACCGCGCATTCAACATAGCTACCTGTTCGTCGTTCATGTCATCAATCCACATACCGTAAATTTCATACACCATCTGCGCAGTTTCATGCCCCATCTGGCTGGCTATAAATGCCGGGTTCGCTCCTGCCGTCAACAGCCAGCAGGCAAAAGTATGTCGCGTATGGTACGGATTACGGCGGCGAATACCAGCACGTTTTACAGCTGCATTCCATCTCGCTCCCAAACTGCTTACCGAGTAATAAGGTTTCTGTTTTCCGTTACACACCCTGGGCATGAAAACAAAATGCAGTTTTTGCTTTTCAGTTCTGCCGTACTCCCGATGATAAAAAGTGATTTCGCTTTTGCGATGATGCCCGGTCAGTTTGTATTGCTCCTTCAGTGCTTCAAGAGCCGGCTGCAGTAATGTTACCGTCCGGATCCCGGCATTTGTTTTTGGGGGACCGAACATATCAAGTATCGTCAGGTTTCTTCTGACATTCACAATTCCCTTCTCGAAATCCACATCCTCCCATGCCAGAGCAGCCAGTTCCCCGTGACGAAGCCCGGAGTAAACGGCAAATTTCCACAAGTTCTGGCTCTGTCCTTTTTCACTTTCCATTAATGCATTGAATTCTGTTTTAGATAACGGATCAGGCTTTATTCTGTTTCGCTGTAATTTTTTTACTCCTTCAAATGGTTTGGTTGATATAAATCCCGACTGATACGCAAAACGTAACAACGAACAGAGCAGGGCGATATAGTTATCAACTGTGCGCACGGTTCTTCCTTTTTTGTTGGATCTTGGATTATCCAGGTAAAGCGTTTCTCCATGCAGCAGTTCATTCCGGTAGTTTAAGATATCGCTATAACGAATATGTGATATTGGGGTACTCTCACAAATTATTATCCTGAGTGTTTTTAATTGTGATTTCGTTTTCTTCATTGTGTTTGTTGTTAACTCTGTCTCTTTAATTTTTGTCCAGATATCACAAAGCTCCCCGAATGTTTTTATGACCTTCGTTGTCACCATTTTTGCCCCAGTGCTGGACTGGGGAAAACGTCTTAAATACTCGAATTCGCCGGAATTGATTTCGTGAACTATCAACGCTCTTAAATTCCCGGCCTTTTTAATATTACTGTTAGTAACCTCCCAGCCTTTCAATGTTTCCCGACATCGTTTTCCTCGAAACATGAACCAGATGCGAATGTATTTTCCCCGAATCTCGACACCTGTTGGTAATTTAGACATATCATGAGTCTTTGATAAACTGATTTATCTTCGGATAGTTGTACCAGATAATCCCTCGCTTGCTGTCTGGCTTACCTAAAGGAGATACTCGTTTGAAGTGGAAGCCTTCCACCCAACAGTTCTGGCGGTATGCTTCAATTTGTCTGGCCCCCAGACCAGTACGAAGCATCAGACCGTATTCAACCATCCACTCTTCATTAAAGATCACTTGTGCCATCGCATCACCTCTGGCAGGCGCCAATGTTAGACTGAAATTGACGCCCGATGTTGATTATTAATAATCAGCTATGAAGTTTTAATTTGAATACAATGCAATTCACGAGGACTGAAGTTTCTCGCAATTAAAATTTATCAGTTTTACTTTCTGCTCTCTGGAAACGCCTGCTTCTTTTTTCCCTGAGAGCATTTTTTCGCATTCTGATTTGGTTAACTTTGTTTTTGAGTACCTTGTCCAGTTAGTAGGAGTGCCACCTTCCTTTTCAATAGTGGCGGTAATTTTATACATGAACACCTCCATTATTATTTCCAGTGGTTCGTTTATTCCATCGTTCGAGTGCTTCTTTTTCACTTCCACCATAGCCGGTTCGGGATTCGCATCCGTTACACTTCGCGCGGTAATATCCTGAAATGGCTTTCACCGTTACTGATGGACAACCACAAAAAGGGCATGGTTTGACTTTTTCATACCGCATTGTTTTTTCTCTCATATAATAAAATTTTGTGATGGCGGTGAGGCTACACCGCCAAAGTCAATATCAGGAGCCGATATATTCTGGTTTCATATCTGTCAGTGTCGTTTTATACGCCTCATATAATTCACCCAGATGTGGCCGGGCAGCATTCAGCGTATTTTCCAGAGCAGTAAATTTTTGTTCTGCTTCTGGATCACCTGATGAAGGAAGGTCATTTATCATCTTCTCGATACTGGCAATAGCATTGAGACGGTGATGACGCCGAACCACTTTTCCTTTAAGCTCGGCAAAGAATTCGCCGATCTGGTTTTTCTGATCCTCTATCTCTTGGCGTAATGCAGTGGTTTCCTCAGTCGTGGCCGCGCTTTCGACACGCTGCCGGAATTCATCAATCCACGCTTCGTCAATACGCTGTTCGATGGTTTCTGTTCGCTGCTCGCTTACCTCGCTATAATTCTGTACCGGCACAGGATTGATGATTTTTTCCTGTGGCTCTTCCAGTTCGTCCGGGGTATACACGCCCAGGATGACGTCAGGACAATAAAGGCGAGCCCAGTATTTCAACGCCAGATAGGCGAGCTGTTGTTTCGGGTTTGAGGTCCATAAAGGAGAATTACGCGTAATCACGCTGGAAAGAAACACCGGTTCTCCCCAGGTAATCTCACTTTCACCGCGAAGAACTGCACCAACTCGAACTGAGAGACCATACTCATCTTCACTGGTCCAACATGGGATCGTTTCTTTTTTCTCATAGATTCCGCCTCCTTTGGCCGTTTTCTTAACGGTCTCCACTCGGGTGCGAGAGCATTTCTCCCAGTCTCCCTCGTACTTGTAATGGAAGCGGCCTACAATTGCACTTGAGCTAGAGATCACAGCGTTAACCAGTTGTGCTTCATAACCCAGAACTCCGTTTACCAGGTGTGTTTTCTGAGCCACAGCGTAGGGGTTCATGCCCCATTGCATGGCTTGCATGATGATTGCCATGCAGTCGGCAGGATTTCCGCGAAGGTGATCGGGAACTGTGACGGTGGCCTGTGACATCAACCCGGCTACTGCCTGAAGTTGTGTCAACGCCTGAACGTTAAAAATAGTGTTACTGGCAGAAATGGTATTTGGTGTCTGCTCTGTCGTGATGATATTGGTATTTTGCATGGTCAGGTTCTCCATTAAGCCAGATGCAGTGCTTCAAGACGACGAAGATCAAAGTCGTTTAATTCGTCGGTATAACTTTCGGTAATCGGTGCTGGCCAGTTGTTTGTCTCTAGGGCTTCGTTTATCTGGCGTAGCGTCCGGCGATATTCCTGTCGACCAAGTTCCAGGAGTTCCTGCGAGGCTTCCACGACAGCCACCCAGTGATAGCCAGCATCTTTGTTGACGAAGATCCAGAAAAATTTGTCCAGGTTTGCCACATCGCAATACATTGCGGCGCTGAGGTGATAATCATGCTCAATAATTTCACGGTGCAGGCGATCTTTAAGTCGTTCCTGCCACACATAACCGAGGCTGACTGACTTCACGTCAGCGCAAATGCTTTCGTATGGCAGCCGGATTTCGATATCAGGACGGACCCTGATTTCCAGCCCGGTTTCTTCATCAAACCCGAAATAGCTGATTTCAGATTTGCGATCCGGGTGGTTGAGTAGCCTTGCTGCATCAGTATTGTTTTGCATTGCAGCGTGAATATTTTTTGCCTGTTCATACATATCCGGACTGATAAACGTTTTCCCGGCGTTTTCTTCTTGCTGGCGTTTTTGCCAGTCCTCCAGTGTCACCAGTTCCGGGCGAATTTTCCGTGCGATTTCGGTTAATTGCTCTTTTGTGCCACTGATGTTGTAAGGCAAAGATTTAGCACGTTCTTTTTTTGCCAGTTCTGGGTCTACAGTTTCAATTTGATCCAGAAGCTGCTCCCGTGCTCCACTGGTTTTCAACAGAGGAGGGAGGCTTGCGTTGTATTCTTTAATACAGGCTTTCATTGCTGATGCTGTATGTTTTTCCCCCTCAGGAATACGCCGAAATTCCACCGGAAGCGAACCGTAAAGGATGCCTGTTTCTTCGGCCCCAGCACTTACAGACAGTGGCTGTATAAGAGTGCTGTTGTAGCTTTCGATCCACTCTTTCATCTGCTCTGGTGTCATCAGTGCTGGCAGACTGGCATTGTGTTTTTTAATGATGGCGATCAGTTCGTTAGAAGTAGTAACCACATATTCAGGAACCGGTACCGGAATGGCATATTCATCAGCGAATTTATCCGTTTCCAGAACATAGCTGTGAATGATCCGCCCACGCAGCAGTGCATCACTTTCCTCGTTCGGAATAGTTCCGGCAATGTGCCGCCCGTGGTAATACATCAGGCTGATACGGGCATCCTTCAGCATCGTGCTGCTTATTCCGTTGGCGGAGTGATAAACCTCGTTCGGGAGGTTTTCATAGCGGCCTGGCTCGAAATATGACGGCCACATGATTTCAGTTGCTACAGGAGCTGACGCTTCACCAGTTTCATCACTGCAATCGTGATGCGGATGGTTGCCAGCGTTCTCCTTGTGCGGATGTTCAGCGCCTTCCATTTCCTCCGGATCATTTTCCTTAGCTTCAACCTGATTCTCTTCATCGAATGTTTCCTGGTATGTTGCGTCGCCCATTACCGCACCACAGTCAGGGCAGTTATCCCCGCCAGTCTGACCGCAGGCGGCGCAGACTTTTTCCGGTTCTTGTTGCTCTTCTGGTTCAGGCTGTTTCGTTTCTGGCTCGTTTTGTAACGCATTTTGGCTGTTTTGTTCCGCTTTCTGGTCGTTTTGTTCCGATTCGGGCTGGTTCTGGTTCACAGAATCGCGGGTTTCAATCCCCTTAACCCATTTCGGATCATTCGGGTCGCTAATTCCGTCAACAAATTCTCCGCGAGAGGCAGCCAGTAATTTGTCTGCATCGACAGGATTTTTGGGCGGAATGTTTTTCCGGGCTTCATGGAGTTCTGCCCGCAGTTTCTGATATTTCGCATCAACAGAATTTACCTGTGACTGAGCATCCAGCGGCTGCGTGTCCTGATGATGTTCAGTTGCATCCGGTTCCACTGTTTCAGCCGTTGCCTGTTCATCTGCCATTGCGCAAGATGGTTGCAGTTTTTCTTCATCATCCTGTTTTTCTTCTTCTGTTACACGCTGCGGCATCGGGGCAGAGGAACGACCGCAGGCAATATCCACGATTTCTGGATCAGGGTTGGCATGATCAGTTTCAGTCAGTACTTTGTTCAGATATTCAGTGACGCGTGCGGGGATAACCTCGATCCCAATTGGTGCTTCTTTTACGGACGCAACCACGATGGCGCGGGAATAATCCAGCCCGCCAGGCATGGTGATGAATTTGTCGCGGAAAACAGAAAAGGGTGGTTTATTTTCAGCGATAATTTCCTCGACACGTTTAGCGTGTGCCGGATGAAGGTTATAAATGTCCACGTCCATTGAACGAGCCAGTACGCCAGTGGCTACGTCGCGCGCCAGTGACGTCAGATCGTGAACGAAACCTTCGCCGCGATCGGTGAGGTTCCCGCCGCCAGCATTAGCGCCGGAAGCCGTACGCGTGATGCGTGAAACACGATTTCCTTTTCGCCATTCTTTTGTCAGAAGACCGCGATCAATGTGTTCGGTATCCAGCCAGGCTGAAATGAAATTCTTAAATTCATAGGGCTGATGTTTTTTCGTGATAGAGAACACTGCCTTAATTGCATCAGTCAGGCGGAGCAGGGCGGCATTATCCAGAGTTGTCGGTTCTGCCATGCTGCGTATGGCCAACAGCAGATTCTGGACATAGCTGTTTTCCTGATCCATCTCAAGAGCAGTAATGTGTTTGCGTTGTTCACGGGTGGCATGATGCAGGTATTTCCGATCCCCGGCTGCATACGTAAAAATGTGCAGAAGACGCTGTGTGAACCGCAAAGTGGCTACAGAGACTTCGCAATCCTGGCAATCCTCGTGGGCGTCTGCCTGCGCGTTTTCTTCCTGGCCTCCCGCCAGTTCTTTGGTTTCTTGAGCATTATCCTGGTGGTGAACGTCGTCTGGCGCTGCTCCCGGTTTTAGTTCCCATGTCATGGAGTCTTTGCTGAGTTGATAGCGTTCACTCCAGGTAAAATCGATCTCACCTTCAGGGGGAAGGTCATTAACAACAGGAAAATTTGTGGCAACAGCTTTAAAATAGTTGCTCAGTTTTTTACCTGACTTAACGAGCAGATAGTCCAGAGTGGCACAGGTCGATTCAAAATCGTCACTTGCCCACAGGACGACGTCAGGTTCACCGGATGATTTTTTCGCTTTTCGTAACAGGAAGAGTGGTTTTGTGCTCATTGTTTTTTAACCTCAACTCAGATTAAAATTACTGCGAGTGATGAATAAATGTCCCAGGTTCTTCACTCAGGCCTGCACGTTATGCAGGCTTTCTTTTTTCAGATTTCACCTTTTAATTTCATTGCAATCAGAGTTGCCAGAAATCCGGCTTTTTTTTCTGCGGGCAGATTCTTTCCGATGTGAACCAGGCTCATTTTTGTGACACCTTCATCAAGTGTTTTTACGTTGCCTGATGGGCCGTCGATATCAACCACAGTGAATGGGGTTTCTTTATTTTCTGTTTTAATCACGTAGCCAATACGCTTTCCTTCCAGATTAACCTCGTGAACAATGTCATCAGTAGTTACAACAGTGGCTTCATAACTGGTAATCATGTTTTTCTCCTTAATTAAGGTTGAGCGAATCCCTGCCATTGCTGGCATAAATTCAGTTTCGCATAGTCAGTTAATTAAAGTTCGTGTGCCATCTGGTCTTTTTCGGCACAACTTTCACTACAATATTTTTTCATTTCCGTCGTTGGGATAACTCCACGCATGAAATGAAGTGGTCTTTTAATACTTTTGCTTTCTTCAATTTCTTTATTGCAAAGGTGGTAAGCACATTTTATTTTCTTAGTCATCACCATGACTCCGCCTTTACAGGTAAACCATCACGACCGAGGAAGACTTTAATCATGCAGTCAGTAATGCATGTTTTTGTGGTCAGGTTACGAATATAAAGTTTTCGCTTTTTAATATTGTTTGCCGAGGCGATATATGTCCGACCTTCATGAAGAACATAATCGCCAGGGGTCACACACTGACGTGGTATTTCATCAGTTCCGAAGTGATGAGCAATCATAATTATCTCCATTTTTACAAATGAATTTTGTCGATGCGGTGCCTGGTGCCTCCAGGTGACGTTAACCAGTTAACAATTAACGCCGGATATTTCACCCATAACTCTGCTACGAAGGACAATAGCTTTTTAACTGTTCCGCGTGCGCTTAGCCGCATTCACCGCATCACAAAATTCACTTTAAAAAGGGCGGACATCAGTCGAACTTCAAGAAAAAACTGATGCCGCCAAGACTACACACAGCAGTGTTGTTATTCACAACCGGAGGCGCACTCCCACCATTTAAATTTAACAGACAAGACCGACTCTTTATGGATATCGGAAATGCGCCTTCGTGTTGTGCCCGGTTTTATTTCACCACCTCCGGGCTTTGGTGGCCTCGGCTATACCCCTACAGCGAGAATATTGAATTAATCCAAATAATGGATTAGCAAGTATTTCTGGCAAGCCAGCGACGTGCGCCCGTTTCAGTTTTGAATGTCTTGCTTTTGGTATAAGTCATGGCGGTGAACGTTCCATCCTGGTTGGGGAACACGCCACACACCAGGGATTCGTTGTTGCCGAGGTCGATTTTTTGCATTTTTCGCACCTCACATTTTGTTGTTGCGGATAGAGGCTTCTGCCTGCCAGAGATCCCAGTCGTTGCTGCGTAGAACCTGTACAGCTTGGCTGTAAGTGATACCGCAACAATCCATCAAATACTGAACTACTTCGTAATGTACCATCTTATCTCTCCCCTTAACGCCGGGTGGCGGAACTAAAACCTACAGCGCCGTGCTGCTTCTGTAATAATATTAGTTATATTCATATTGATGATCAACACAAATATGCATTTTATTGATAAAAATGTACTATCCTAATGAAAATTTTAGTGTTTTTTTTGATAAAAAAGTAAGGTGATGGGGGCGGAGGGGATAAAAAAACCGCCAGGGATGGCGGTTTAGTTACGAGGTAGTGGGAGCTATTTCTTCATGCGTTTCTGAGCTGCCAGCATATTTTCAAACGCTTCTTTGTAGAGTTCATTCTGGCCTTTAAGCCTTTCGATTAGTTTTGCTTTTTCTGATTCGGGGAGGATATCAAAAAGATCCAGTAAATCAGCTTGTTGCTTGTTAACCATCCGCCACCCTTCGCCTTCGAAACTTTCGTCATAAGTTCCAGAGGAACGGACGTAATTCATCAGATCAGCTAAATCAGGCCTCAAGTCTTCAGGCTTAACTCTTAGCAATACTGCGAATTTTAATGCCGCATCAGTGTTAAGTGGAGCCTTTCCGTTGAGATAGTGGCTAACCGTAGATTGTGTCTCAAAGCCCATTAGCTCGGCAGCAAGCTCCTGAGTCAGTTTGAGCTCTCTTTTTTTTGCATCCCAGATTCCGCGTAGACGCTGCGTAGCTTCTGGCGATGCGATTTCTTCGCGTTTTCTTCTCATACCACCATCTTATGAACACAGCTCATAATCTCAAACTGATATAAGTATTGATCATTTAAATTAGTATGGTTAATATTTTGGCGAGCATTACTAAGGTGACCCTTATGACATTAGATGAATATTTGAAAAAAAATCGTGTACGACAGTCTTGTTTGGCCGCTCTGGCTGGTTGTTCGCAATCGATGATTAGCCTCGTAGCTACTGGCCGTAGTCAGTTAAGCCCCGAAAAGGTATTGCGTATCGCAGAGGCTACGAATTTCGAGGTTACACCTCATGAACTCCGGCCTGATATCTACCCGAATCCAACCGACGGTTTACCTGTTGGATGTAAGGCTAACACACAAAATACACAGGAGTTGATTCATGAAAATCAGGCATGAGCACATCGAATCAGTGCTGTTAGCCCTGGCAGCCGAAAAAGGGCAGGCGTGGGTCGCTAACGCAATTACTGAAGAATATCTGCGCCAGGGGGGAGGTGAATTGTCTCTGACACCAGGCAAGGACTGGAACAATCAGCAGAACATCTATCGCCGTTGGTTAAAAGGTGAAACGGAAGCGCAAAGGGAAAAAATTCAGAAGCTGATCCCAGCAATTCTGGCAATCCTTCCGCGGGAGCTGCGTCACCGACTCTGCATCTTCGATACCCTGGAACGCCGTGCATTACTGGCGGCGCAGGAAGCGTTGAGTACGGCAATTGATGCGCATGATGACGCAGTCCAGGCCGTTTACCGTAAAGCGCATTTCGGCGGTGGTGGAGCGTCCGACGATTCTGTTGTAGTGCATTGATTGAATAGGGTATCCAATAATGAAAATCAAACCGTACATAAATGCCGGAAATCTTACTCCCGGCGAACTACGAGACTGGATCCTGAAACTTGCAAAAAATGCAGAAATTGCGGGTTGGGGTACAGAAACTTCGGTTCGGAAGCTTCAGAGCGCAGAACTTAGCCTGCGCTCAGTTATGGACGATTTATCCCCAAGAATTAATTTTCTGGGGTCAGAGCAAATAATTCGTTCGGAAGGTCACTCCAGCGAAGTTGCGGAAGTTCTGAATACTCTGAGGGTAACTTTTGCTGCCGTTCGCGATATTCAACGAACCATTCTCTCATTGATTTCTCAGCTTCAAGAAATTGATAGTCGCATTCCTGACGGGGGTCATAGAGAGCGTCTTCCAGAATGTGAAGAGCAAGGACAGGGGAAACAGATAAGGGATCAGTAATACGTTTTTCACTTGCCTGGTATAGCAATCTCGCCAGCGAATCATAGCTACTGGGGCTCAGGAGAGAATCCCGTGAGTGATTTGTAAGAATCAGGTGGAAGCGGGTGAGAACTATAGCCCTGCATGTTACCAGGTTAACCATGTCGTGGTCGTGCTGGTTAATTTTGTACACAGTGCGCATGTGATTTTTAATTTTTTGGCAAACAGCCATTAAAGACATGTCGAACCTCCTTTGGTTCTGTTGATTGGGGAATCACAGATTATATCCGGAGGAAGGTTCGACACCAGATGAGGCAATTATGGTTAAGGCTAAAAACATGCCAAATCCCATGCCAAAAACTAAGGCAAACAATGAGCCTTATCGCAAGGTAAAAATAACGATATGGGATGATCCCAAATTTAGGGCGTTATCTCCTCTGCCTCCAAGTGGACAGAGTTTGTTTATTTATCTGCTGACCAGTCCATTTACCGGGATTATTCCTGGGTTGTTTAAAGCCGGGCGGGCAGCAATGGCTGAAGAGTTGGGGTGGGATATCGAAGCCTTTGACTTAGCCTTAGGCGAAGCCATGAATCTTGGCATGGTGAAAGCAGATATCAAAGCCAGAGTTTTTTGGCTCCCGAATGCTGCGAAACACAATCCGCCAAACTCGATAAATGTCATTAAATCCTGGGCAAAGGCATTCGCTTTAATTCCTGATTGCCCTCTCAAATGGGAGGCCAGGGAATCGCTGAGAGCCGCGTCCTACGGGGTTTCTGAGGCTTTGGGGATGGCATTCGATAAGGCAATCCCTTTGCCTGAGGATAAGCCTAAGGATAAGGCTAACGCTTTGTCATGCGGTATCCAGATAACAGATAACAGATATATAAACCCCACACATAACGCGCGCGTGCGCGAGGGTGCTCCGGCCAGTGAGGCAAATGGCGTGCCGTTGCAGACAGCGGAACCTGATTACCTGGAAGGCCTGAGCGAACCCATCGGGAAATTTCCGATGACCGATGGCTGGCATCCGTCGCCGGATTTTCGACGACGGGCTGCGCTGTGGGGCGTGGCTCTTCCTGAGCCGGAATTTACACCAGCTGAACTTGCCGCCTTCCGGGACTACTGGGCAGCGGAGGGCAAAGTGTTCACGCAGGTTCAGTGGGAGCAGAAATTCGCCCGTCACGTAAATCACGTCAGGGCGCAGGTTAAACCAGTCAGCAAGGGGGTGAACCATGCAGCAGCACCAGGTGGTACTGCATCACGGGCAGTCCGGGAAATTCGGGCAGCACGTGAACAGTGGGAGCGCGAAAACGGATTTATCCGCGACGGAAACGGCGTGGAAGCTGTGGGAACTCATGGGGGAGGTTTATTCGAACCGCTGGACCCAGAAGAACGGGGCCGCACCTTCGAAGCTCTGGATTGCACAGATTGGCGCGATGACTGAGCAGCAAATCCGGCAGGTCTGCCGCCAGTGCATGGACCGCTGCCGGGCGGGTGAAACATGGCCTCCGGACCTGGCTGAGTTTGTGGCGCTGATTTCGGAAAGCGGAGCCAATCCATTTGGTCTGACGGTGGATGCCGTGATGGAGGAGTACCGACGCTGGCGCAATGAGTCCTGGCGATACGACGGAAGTGATAAGTACCCGTGGTCTCAGCCTGTGCTGTATCACATTTGCCTCGAGATGCGTTCAAAGGGGATTGAGCGCCAGATGACCGAAGGGGAATTAAAACGGCTTGCAGAACGGCAGCTGACGAAATGGGCAAAGCATGTTAGTAACGGCCTGAGCGTTCCGCCAGTCCGGCGACAACTGGCGGCACCCAAACGCCCGTCGGGGCCAACGCCAATTGAGTTACTGAAACAGGAATATGAACGCCGGAAAGCGGCTGGGTTTGTTTGAGTTGAGAAGTAATTTTTACCGGGAGGAAATTTATGGAGACTGTTTTTGACGCACTGAAAGCGATGGGAAAAGCCACGTCGGTAGAGCTGGCTGCGCGACTTGATATCAGTCGTGAAGAAGTACTGAACGAGCTGTGGGAACTGAAAAAGGCTGGCTTCGTTGATAAAAGCGTATACACCTGGCGTGTGGCTGATAACAACGTTCAGCAGGAACAGCCAGCGCCAGAAGAACAGCCGGAAGAAACCACCACGGCGACAGTAGCGAAAATCTCAGAGTGCGATTTAACCGCGACGATTGAACAACGCGGACCACAAACGGCGGATGAACTGGCTACGTTTTTCGGCACCACATCACGCAAAGTGGCTTCAACGCTGGCAATGGCAATCAGTAAAGGTCGTCTGATTCGCGTTAATCAGAACGGTAAATTTCGTTACTGCATGCCGGGCGATAATTTACCAGCAGAGCCGAAAGCTGCATCGGTAGCGGAAACTGATGGTAAAGCCTTTCCTCAACCTGCATGTGTTGCGTTACCAGTACAGGAGGCTGCAACACAGGAAGATATTAAAACAGAAACTGTGGCGGACATTGTGCATTCGCTGCCATCGTTTACTGAAACGCGAGCTGATGACCTGGTTTTACCATCACTGCATATGGCAAACCGCGAACTGCGTCGGGCGAAAAATCATGTCCGGAAGTGGGAGCGAGTCTGCGCGGCGCTGCGGGAACTGTACAGGCACAAGGATATTGTCAGACAGATTATCGCCACCGGAGAACGGTAGCGGTGAGTGGCTGGAAGAAGTGGTGCAGGGCTGAAATCATGGTGCTCCGGCAGTGTGCGGGAACGATGACAGTCGACAGCATCGGCAGTCTGATTGGTCGTAGTGAGCCGGCGGTCAGGGCGAAAGCACGGGAACTGGGTATCGGCATGATGTTGCGTGGTGATTATCACCAGTCAACAAAATATCCGCAGAGCGATATTGAGCTGGTGCGACAGTTGCATCAGCGTGGCGTGTCCAGGAGAGAAATTGCCAGAAAATTCGGAATGCCGTTGCGCACAGTGAATAACTACGTTTATTTCAACAGGAGGGTTCTGGAGTGAGGGTTTATATCGCCGGTCCAATGACGGGCTATGAAAATTTCAACCGTGAGGCGTTCCACAAGGTGGAAGAGGAACTGAAACGGGATGGGCACACAGTCTTAAATCCGGCAGTACTTCCGGACGGACTGATGCAGCCGCACTACATGGATATTTGCATGGCAATGATTCGCTGCGTGGATGCGATTTACATGCTGAAAGACTGGCAGCGGTCGGCAGGTGCCAGGGCAGAACTGGCACTGGCGGAGAAGCTGGGGCATGCGGTTATTTTACAGAAGGCGATGCAGTGAATATGTTCTGGATAATCAAAATTGAGCTGTTTGTTATTGTTTTCCTGATCAGTGCATTTCTGGCAGCGGCTTTTATTATCTGGGAAAATCCTTTTCGACATATCAGTCCACTGTTTGCAATCAGGGTGTTAATAGCATCGGTTGTAGTGGTGTGGTTAATTTGTTTTGCATTATTTTAATGGAGTTAATGTTATGAACGAAATCAAAGAAATGCCGGTAGAACGTGATGCATATGGCTGCTGGATACATCCTGAATATGAAAAATTTTGTGATGGCCGGGAGTATATTTCGACGGAAGAATTTAATGCCTGGATGAAGGCGAATAATCTTCAGTGGACCATTCGCGCAATGGATGAAGATGATTTTAATCCGGATGCGGATGGTCCTGATATTTCCGCATGGGAGCCGGAACGACCAGAGGGTGATGGGTGGTTTATTGGCTCCATTCATGACACGGAAGACGGCCCGGTTTGTGTATGGATGAGAAATAAGGTTCAGGCATAAAGCGATAAACAAACTGACAATAAGACACTGAAATTTAAATCAGAAGTGATTTTTATTAAATCCTTAACCGGAGGGATTTCTGCACCCTCAAAACATCAGGAGGCCGCCCGAAAGGGCGGTAAGACAATGCGAAAATTCAAAATAGTTATCGAAACGAGGATTGTTGGTAACGTGCGTGAAGATGTATTTGAAGTGGATGATGATGCGACTCCTGAGGAAATAGAAAACGAGGCAATTGATGTTTTCTTTAATCACTGCAATTACTCAATTTACGAAATAAAAGACGAAGTGGAAGAGTAAATGGCGACTTTGACCAAAGAAGAACGGTTTACCAAAGAGCAGTTAATAGCCCACGCAGAGGAGGCTATTGAATCACAGAGACTGTGCATACCAGGCACAATCGACCATGACCTCATTCGCGCATATAAGATGGATATTGCTGTTCTGGAAATTGCACTGCAATCGCTGGCAGCAGCGCCAGTTGGTAAATTTTATGAATACAAACCAGTGGGGTATCAGCGTCTGGTCGACGAGTTAACTATGCAGGTAAAGCAGTTAGCCTGGCAACTGAGGAAAGCGAAGCCGGACTGCAAACTGCCGGATAAGGCGATGGACTACCTGGAGCGAAACGGACTGACAAGCGTGGAGGATGTTTTACGATGACCTGGCCTGAAGCATTCACAACGGCAGGAATTGCGATGGCGGTGGCGCTGGTGGTGTATTCGATTTTCTGCTGGGGATAACAAAAGCCAGCCCATTAGGGCTGGTTTTTTAAAGAGGTAGCTTCATGATGGCTGCCAGTGCGCCAACAGCAACGACGAGCATCCCGCCAAATCTGACAGTCAGTTGCAGGGTGAGTTTATCAATTTTTGCATCAATGGCAGCAATGTCATTTTTTAGTTCAGTTTTAACATCGTTCAGGTCGCGCTTTGTAGCGACTTCTGCCGCTTCGTGAGAATCCTTTACTGCAGCAGATATGGCGCGAGCTTGTGCTGCAGGCATTCCGGCGGCTTCTAGGGTTTCAACGAATTTCAGAGTATCAAAATAGACCTGAGCCATGGTATTAAGTCCTTCGTTGTTGGGGAATGTTGTTATTTTAGCTTGTTATGTCTGTTGACGACAACAGACATCCGGGGCTATAGCACTATAAAACCGTTTAGGAGTAGCATGGCTGGGGTGTTGTCAGCAATGAGCAATTGGTGGTGTGATGCGGTTGTGATGATAAGAAGAACAATACCCCCCCGTGGGATTGTGGAGGGATTATTTATTGGGTGTATTGATGTCTTGAAGAGTGACTTTTATTTCTTCACCTGAATCTGCATTTTTGAGGACATATACAATGTCGTCATTAAGAATGTGCACTACGAGCCATTCTCCATCTTTTTCACGTAAGTGAACGATACTGCCTGTTGATATGCCATGAACGGTCATTTCTGCGTCTCTCGTGTTGTAGGTATAAGGTTAGTATAGCCAAGAATGCATGAAAGGCATAGCAGGCTATAAAGTAGCAAAAGGTGATGTTAATCGTCCTGATCGTCATCTGTTTAACCGTCATAGTGACGACACTGGTAACGAGGAAAGACCTCTGTGAGGTACAAATCCGAATCGGTCAGACGGAGGTCGCTGTCTTTACAGCTTACGAACCTGAGGAGTAAGAGACCTGGCGGGAGAGAAATCTCCAGCCTCCTCTGATGTGTCAGGCATCTTCAACGCCCCCGTACTTAACCCGCTTCGACGGGTTTTTTGTTACGATTATTTTTAATCAAACAGGCTTTTTGTGTTTTTGTGATTTGTTGTTCTTGAGGCTAATTACGGGGGAAATAGAATCTCATTACTTGATTGGCGCGCAGGGAGAAGAGGGATGGCCCCCAAACAGGGGAAAGTTATTTATCCAGAAGGATTCTGCTGATGAAAATCGAAGAATTGCGTGAAATTTTTAGTGAAAATGGCCTCTATGCTGTGCGCGTTGAGAATGGGGAAGTTATCTACGCAACGTTAATTCCTGATGATCATGTAATTTTATCTATCGAGGCATTCATTGAATACCTGGAAAGGCTCGGTTTCAAGGTAGTTTGGGAATGAGTTATAATTCGTAAGCCAGCCTGAACACCTGGCAACCTACAGCGCTATTGGAGAAAGCAATGGCGCATATACAACTGGTCAAACAAACCTCTTCCGGATTACTTCTCCCGGCGACGCCGGAGAGTTGCGATTTTCTGTATCAAATCAAAATAGGTGAGTGGATACACGCAGACTTTAAGCGTGTGCGTAACTACGCATTCCACAAGCGTTTTTTCAAACTCCTGCAACTGGGATTCGATTACTGGACTCCGATCGGTGGGGCGATCACACCTCGAGAACGAGAAATGGTATCAGGATTCGTTGATTACCTGTGTGAATCAGTAGGCCGGGAACATACGCCAGCTCTGAGCGAAGCCGCAGAGCAATATCTGAATACAGTTGCGACACGCAGAACCCGGGATACGGCATTGCTTAAGTCATTTGACGCTTTCCGCGAGTGGGTAATCATTCAGGCCGGATTTTACACCGAGCATTTTTATCCGGATGGTAGCCGTGGGCGCAGGGCGAAATCAATCGCGTTTGCGAATATGGACGAAACCGAGTTTCAGCAGGTTTATAAATCTGTACTGAATGTGCTGTGGAACTGGATCCTGTTCCGTAAATTTTCCTCTCCGGAACAAGTCGAAAATGTGGCCGCGCAGCTGCTGGAGTTTGCGTAATGGTGAATTTGCGTAAAGCGGCGCGGGGCCAGATGTGCCAGGTCAGAATTCCTGGCTACTGCAATCACAATCCCGGAACGTCTGTGCTGGCACATTACAGGCTGGCGGGGACGTGTGGAACAGCGACAAAACCACACGATATGCAGGCGGCGATTGCCTGTAGCTCGTGCCACGATTTAATCGACGGGAGAGTAAAAACCATCGATTACACCAAAGAAGAATTGCGCCTGATGCATGCAGAAGGTGTTTTTCGCACACAAGAAATCTGGAGAAAGGAGGGATATTTGTGATTTACCCAACGAATACAGGAAAAAGCGGAGAACACCTTCGTCTCACTACGCTGGAAAGTGTCTGGATTCAGGGAAAACTGCGTATGTGGGGGCGCTGGTCGTATATTGGTGGCGGTAAGACAGGGAATATGTTTAACCAGATGTTGACCTCTAAAAAGCTGACAAAAACGGCAATTAACGAGGTGCTCCGGAGGATGAAAAAAGCAGGTCTGGACAAGCCTGAACTTGAGGCTTTTTTGCGGGATATGATTAACGGCAAGCAAAAGAGCTGGCTGGCACATTGTGCCGATTCAGAGGCATTAATAATCGACAGAGTTATTGGCGAAGTTATGGCGGATCATCCGGGATTGATTTGTATTCTCCGGCAACGCTATGAGGGGCGGGGGATGACTAAGCGAAAAATGGCTGAATTGCTAAATGATGCACACCCAGAGTGGTGTTTTAGCACATGCGAAAAGCGAATTGCTAATTGGTTGGCTGTTGCTGAGTATGCGCTATACATTCCCATGCGAGAATCATTTGCTCAAAAAATGGCTTGATTTTTTACGTACAAACTGCTTCAATTTTGGTACGCTTCGTAAAGCTGTATCACGAGGCGTATAGCAGACATGGACACCTGAAAACCCGCTTAATGTGGGTTTTTTTACGCCCGAAAAGCGGTGCGGTACGTTAAACGTGCCCGAGGCTGTGAATACGGTTTTTTAGCTCACTGATTTTCTCGACAGGAATTATTGGTATGTCAAAATGCTACTGACAGATAAACTGAAAAATGCACAATAAGAGAAGAACGGGAAACTTATTATCAAGCAGAATACGAGACGCGAACTAAGATAGGTGACCGTGCTGGCAGTTTCATTGTTCATCTGCCAGCGTTTGACACAGGTTGTGTACTGGCTGCGAAAGCGCGTGGGGTGATGAGTTCTGCGTTCACATACAGGGTGGTGTGAAGCCAGCTTTTTGTGTATTCAGATGGCATTCTGATTTTGTTTGGAGTTTTTAATATCAAGGGATTACGCATCGGGTCGCCAGCTTAATACAATGTATTTAGTAATGTGATGCTTAGTATCACTTATATTATTACGACCCCCTTTTTTTTAGAGGGGCGATATGACGTGTTTAGTAATTTTTTATTCAAACAAATTTACAATTACATAGTTGGTAAATATTGCATCCTGATTATTTATTAGTATTATTTTTGTGGTTCCGAGGGAATGATACATTATGTATCGGGGCATCTCATCTCACTCCCGAGGAACCAACGCCGACTTAGCTCAGCAGGCAGAGCAACTGACTTGTAATCAGTAGGTCACCAGTTCGATTCCGGTAGTCGGCACCATATGCGGGTATCGTATAATGGTTATTATCTCAGCCTTCCAAGCTGATGATGCGGGTTCGATTCCCGCTACCCGCTCTCCTGTAAAACAAACGAGGCATAGCTTTATCAGCACTGGCGAATTTTCGCGGAGAACAGCTTTGTAGGTACTATTGTTTTTCTTCATGCTGTAATATCTGAACGGTTACAGTTTCAGTGCTGCTTTTTTTGTATTACATAATGGTATGTGATTATTACTTGTAAACGTCGTTAGCAGAATGAGTCGTTACCTGTTCCATGCGCACACGTACAGTAAGCCAGGATGGCTTTGTAGGTTGACGACTCATTCTGGTGGCGACCATTATAAATATAATTCTATTACTACACGATGAATGCTCTGGCCCGTCTCCTGACGGGCATTTTTTTATCCATATACAGGGTTCGTACCAGCGGACCTTTTTCACATCTGTGTCCTGCACACACCACACCAGAAAACACCAGAAAACACCAGAAAACACCAGATAACACCACACAAAAGGTATCTGCGGGTGCCTTTGACGGGGTGTTTTTTTTACGGGCCGACAGAGGCCCTTTTTTATTGACAGGAGAAAAAGTATGTCTGAACCCTTATCCGGTTCCGGCACGGCTGCGGCGCTCGGCGGGGCGACGGTATTCGGGCTGTTTACCGGAACGGATTTCGGGATTGTGTTTGGTGCATTCGCAGGGGCGCTGTTTGTGGCCACGATACCACAGAAGATTTCTGTCTGGCGTGTGGCAGCGCATTTTCTGGTGTCGTTCATTGTTGGCGTACTGGGGGCGGATGTCATGGCGTCTTACCTGGCGGAAAAACTGAATCTCCACAGCACGTCTCTTGATGCACTTTGCGCGGTACTGGTATCGGTGGTGTCGGTGAAGATTCTGTCGTTCATCCACCAGCAGGATATCGGTTCACTGGTATCCGGGCTGTTCTCCCGCCTGCGGGGTGGAGGCGGTAATGTTAAGTAACCTTCCCGGATTACTGAATGTGGTGTTAAGCACGGTTATCGTGCTGACGCTCTTTTTTTATCGTCGTGGTGAGTCGAGACATAAACCGCTGATGTCGTGGCTGGCCTGGCTGCTGATGCTGCTTTATGCCTTTGCGCCGCTTTGTTATCTGTGTGGTCGCTTTCCACCCGGTAACTGGCTGGTTGTCCTGATTAACCTGGTGTTCTGCATGCTGGTGATACGAGCACGTGGGAACGTATCAAAAATCCTTTCATTACGGAGGTGAGTATGCCCGGTAAATTCAGATTCAGTCGTCGAAGTGAGAAAAATCTGGAGGGCGTCAAACCACAGCTGGTTGCTGTTGTTCGTCGCGCTCTGGAGTTGTCGGAGGTTGATTTCGGTATTACGGAAGGCCTGCGCAGTAAGTATCGCCAGAAACAGCTGGTTGCAGAAGGGAAAAGCCAGACCATGAACAGCCGCCACCTGACCGGTGATGCGGTGGATGTTGTTGCCTACATTGGCAGCCAGGTGTCATGGGACTGGCCTCTGTACGAGAAAATCGCGCAGGCATTTAAGCAGGCTGCCGCAGAGCTGGGAACTGCCATCGAATGGGGCGGGGACTGGCGGACGCTTAAAGACGGCCCACATTTTCAATTGAAGCGATAGCTTGCAAAACATACAGGGCCGCCATGAGCGGCTTTTTTATTGCTCAAAAAACGAAAGAACGGAGGTACGTATGTACGCACTGAAAAAAATCACGGTAACTAAAGATGGTCGTCAGGTTGAAGAAGTGCATGTTCTGGGGAATATGTATCGTCTGGAGTTCTATCCGCGTGACACTCATCTTGCAGCAAAAATTGAGTATTGCCTGGGCGGGGATATTCCATGTATTCCGGTAGAAAAAGAGGATGAGGCTTACATTACCACGCTGACCGGAGACACGGTGCGTTGTATCTGTCGCGGTGACAGTAAAGCCAGGAATGAAATAGCCAGATGCCGCACCCAAGGCAGTAAATAAAAAACAAAACCCCGGCTGCTGGAACAGTCCGGGGTTTTTAGTTTTCACGTCAAAGAGGAAATTGTGAGTAGTGAGTACGGAGAAAATCCTCGTGGGAAAGTATAAAAGATTCTTTTTGAGGTTGTCCATTATGAAAGGTATTGAAGTGGAAACTCCCGCGAGCCTTGATTTGACAAGGGCTGCGGCCTTTGCAATTCGCCTTGTGGCGGTCGCTGTTCTGATTTGGGCTGTGCGTTGGTGGTGACATGAGCCGAAAACACTGGACACACAGAATGCCTCGAACGGCGGTGAAATGGGCGCTGGTAGCGATACTGGTGCCTTTTTTCCTGGTGGGATGTGTCAGCCTGGATAAAGCGCGCCAGCTTTTTGATACAGCTTATCAGGTCTGTGAAATTGTCGACGGTGTTCGGCAGTGTCTGCAGAACTGATCGCCTGTAAGAGCAGAATATTTTGCTGAAAAATGAAGGATGTGTCAGCGTCCGGAAAGCATGAAATTCTGTGTTTGTGGCTACTCAATTAAATAAATTCTTTCTGTCGCCGCGAATACTCAAATGTTGATCAGCGCCCGGTGCGGCGACGGGCTTCGATATCAGGAGACGATGATGGAAAAAACAGAAAACAAACCGATTGTAATTGGTGCTGATGCTGCTCCGTTTAAGTTTGAGTTGTCTCAACTGGTGGAGATGCGCATCAGTGATGAATGGGGTGAGGTTAAAGCCCGCGCGCAGTATGCGGATGGCGAAAACCAGTACTTGATCCACTACAAGGCTGCAGATGGTCGCGCCACGACGCAGTGGTTTGGTGAGTCAATGCTGGAAGCAACAGAAGATGATCGTCATCCGGGTTGTCCGGTATTTGCCGGCATGGAATTACCGGAAGGTGCGGTTGTTACAGAGTAACAGACATTACAGCAGCCCTTCAGCGAGGGGCTGCGATAATGTGAGAAATAAAAAACCGGTCACAGGGAACAGCTACACAGAACCGGCCGGCGAAGACCGCCAATATCACCCGAGCATCGGTACAACATACTTATGACAATAGACGGTATTGATGTAAATGCAATGTTATGCATCGACGAAAATAAAAAACCGGCAGGGGAAATCCATGGAAGATTTGCCGGTGGCGAAAGAGGGCCATGTTTTTAACCTTAGTCGCAGAGTTACGGAGTGCAACTACGAATGCTGCCGGTATATGGCTGAATGGCGTTTCAATGATGTACGTCATCTTATCTGTAAATGTTAATGATAAATGCTCTCCACTGGCTGCTGTTAGTTTTTTATTCATAAAGCGAGGTTGTATGAGCGAAAAATTGAATATTGTCTATCGACTGTTACAAGAGTTGTCTCCGTATGTGCACAATGCAAGGACACACTCTCCTGAACAGGTGACACAGCTGGTTGAAAGCATTAAGCAATTCGGCTGGACAAATCCGGTGCTGATTGATGAAAAGGGTGAAATTATTGCGGGGCACGGGCGTGTTATGGCGGCTGAGGCGCTCAAAATGGATTCGGTTCCGGTCATTGTTCTGTCTGGTCTGACGGATGATCAGAAAAAGGCGTACCGCCTGGCTGATAATCGCCTGCCGATGAGTGCTGGCTGGGATGAAGATCTGTTACGGATGGAGCTGTCGGACCTAATCAATGCTGATTTTGATATCTCCCTGACAGGATTCTGCCCGACAGAAATTGACGAACTATTAACGGATGTTTTGCCAGGTACAGCGAATGAGGATGAGCCGTACACGACGAAAATTGATACGCCTGTTTATGAGCCGTCAGGGGATGAACCGGATATCAGTGAACTGTACGACGATACGAAAACTCAGGAGCTGGTCAGCCGGATACGTACGGCGTCCCTTGAGCCTGATATCGAAAAATTCCTCCTGTGCGCGGCAGAACGCCACACGGTGTTTAATTTCAGCAGAATTGCAGACTATTACGCTCACGCCCCCGCTGAAATTCAGGGCCTTTTTGAGGAGTCGGCACTGGTGATCATTGATTATCAGCAAGCCATCGAAAATGGTTTTGTCCGGATGACGCAGCGCATGGTGGAGATCATGCATGGCGGGGAGGAGGAATATGCGTGATGATTTTTGCGCCTTTATTCTGACTCACGGGCGACCGGACAAAGTTCTGACTTACCGGACGTTGCGTCGTGCTGGCTATACCGGGAAAATTTTTATCGTTGTTGATGATGAAGATAAGACACGGCATCAGTACATAGCTGAATTTGGTGAACAGGTGCTGGTGTTTTCCAAAGCCGATATCGCCAGTCGTTTTGACGAAGCCGATAATTTCGGTGACCGCCGCTCAATTTTTTACGCCCGTAATGCCTGTTTCGACCTGGCAAAAATGGTCGGGTGTAAATACTTCATTCAGCTCGATGATGATTATCACGAGTTCCAGTTTCGGGTGGATCGCAACTATGACCAGGCCTATTTCCCGATAAGGAAACTGGATGCGATCCTTTCTGAAATGCTGGCGTATTACGAATCAATACCCGCGCTTTCCATCGCTATGTCGCAGGGCGGGGATTTTCTTGGTGACAATGGCGGCCATGCTTCGTGGGTGAAACGCAAGGCAATGAACAGCTTTATCTGTTCGGTTGATCGACCGTTCTCATTCATGGGGCGCATTAACGAGGATGTGAATACGTACACGAATCTCGGTCGCTGTGGTGAATTGTTTATGACGATCGGTGCTGTCCAGTTAGGGCAGAAACAGACGCAGAAAAACAGCGGCGGAATGACCGAGCTGTATCTGGATTCCGGAACCTACGTTAAAAGTTTTTACTCCGTCATGTATGCGCCCTCGTGCGTAAAAATCTCACTGATGGGGGCCAGCCATAAACGCATTCACCATCAGGTCACTTGGAACAACGCTGCAGTAAAAATCCTTCACGAAAAATACAGGAAGAAGACACCCTGCATATCAATGGGGGTGACAAATGATTCCGTATTCGAAAGTCGAGTCTCTGGCAGCGTGCCGGATGACTGCACAACAAATCGCTGACGTTCTGGATGTTGATCTGAACCGACTGAAAGAAAATCGGGAAGCAATGACAGATTTTTACGCATCCATCCGTAAGGGCAGAGCGAAAGGTGAAGCCGAACTACGGGCGGCATTGTTTAAGCTTGCCAGAAAAGGGGATGCCTTTGCCCTGCGTGAACTACTCAGGGTGGATAAAAATCAGGACTAACTAATGAGCAGACCGGACTGGGGGGCGTTGCAGCAGGAATATATTGCTGAATACACCCGCTCCGGTGTATCTCCGGTGGCATGGTGTGAGGCAAGGGGACTGAATTACGCAACAGCCCGTCGTTACATCAAAAAACCTCCGAAAAATGCGCAGACAGAAATGCGCAAAACTGCGCAACAAAGTGCGCAGAAAAAATCTGCGCAGACTGCGCAAAAGCGGAACGGAAAATCTCAGAAAAAAAAGCCAGTATCCGATGCGTGCCTGAATGAGGGCGACGCGGAGGAATTTTCGTTCTGCCCCGATGAATTCGGCATTTCTGACCAGCAGGCTAAGTTTGCGATGCTTGTTGCTCAGGGGAAAAAGCCGACAGAGGCATACCGACTGGCTGGTTATGAGGGGCAAGGTGCGACAGCTAACAGCAACGCCAGCCGTATGCTTAGAAATGCCAGGGTTTATCGTGCTATCAGCTACTTCCGCAATCAGTATCAGAAACGCTATACCGCAGACCTGGATTTACTGGTGAGTCAGTTGATGGCTATTGTCCAGGCCGACCCCAATCAGTTGGCACAATTTCGCCGTGTTAACTGCCGTTATTGCTGGGGCGAGAATCATCTCTACCAGTGGCGTGATATTGCAGAATTCGATAAGGCAGCGGCACAGGCCTCCAGAGATGGCAAACCCGAGCCGGAATATGGAGGTCTCGGCTTTGTTGATAACGCCATACCCAATCCGGATTGTCCGAAGTGCTGCGGTGAGGGAACGGGACAGCTTTATATGGCTGATACCACTCTGCTTGATGGGGATGCGCGACAATTATATGCAGGGGCAAAGCTCGGGAAATTTGGTGTTGAGATCCTGCTGGAGGATAAGGCTGCCGCCCGGCGCGAACTTATCAAGCTGATAATGGCGACGAAAGGAAGTTCTGCTGGTGGTGCAACTGACAGTCGCAATGATCTGGAGCTTGAAGGACTGAGGCTTCGCAACGAAAAGCTGCGCACTGAGATTGAAAACCTCAAAAAAGGCGTGGGTGGTGAGAATAACGAAATAATTATCCACAACTCTCTGCCGATGCCGGGAGTGGATAATGTCGATTGAAATCTACCTCCCAAAACCTCATGAGGGGCAAATAGCTGCATGGACGGCGGCAATAGAGGAACGCTTCCACGCGGTATGCTGTGGTCGTCGCTGGGGTAAAACGGTGATGCTGGTGAACATCGCTACCAGTTTCGCTACGCGGAAATTTGCCGTTCCTACCACTGGGCAACTTATCGCGGGTAGGGTGGGGATTTTTACCGCGCAATACCGCCAGTACCAGGAAATCTGGGATGAAATTAGCGCCGTTCTGCAACCGCTGATCCTCAGTCAGTCAAAAAATGAAAAGCGCATCATTCTCCGTAATGGGGGGCGCATCGACTTTTGGGTAACGGACAATAACAAACTGGCCGGGCGTGGGCGTAAATATCACGCTGTGCTGATTGATGAGGCCGCATTCACTAAATCGCCGGAAATGCTCGAGGAAATCTGGCCCCGAGCGATACGCCCGACGCTTGTCGATTACCGCGGCTGTGCGTGGGTATTTTCCACACCAAACGGTATCGACGAGAGCAATTTTTTCTACGCGATATGCCACGATGAATCCCTGGGATTTGTTATGCACCATGCGCCAACTTCATCGAATCCGTATATTCCGAAAGAAGAACTGGAGGAAACGGAGAAGAAATCCGATCCGCGCGTCTGGCAGCAGGAATATCTTGCAGAGTTCGTAGACTGGTCCAAAGACGCGTTACTCGATGTCGATAAGCTGCTGGTGGATGGCCAGCCGGTTGAGATGCCGCGACACTGCGACATGATTTTTGCGGTAATGGATACGGCGCTGAAAGGCGGGACGGAGAACGACGGGACAGGCGTGGTTTACTTCGCGTATGAGTCCACGTATTCCGATGAGCCGAAACTGACCGTTATCGACTGGGATGTGACGCAAATTAAAGCGTCGCTGCTTCCTGAGTATATCCCCGGTGTTTATGACAACCTCGAGCGGCTGGCGCAACTCTGCCGCCCGCGCCTGGGGAGTCAGGGGGTATTCATGGAGGATGCCGCAATGGGCGCAATCCTCAACCAGAAAGCGGAAACCGAAGGCTGGGATATGACGCCGATTAAATCAGCGTTAACCAGCAAAGGGAAAGACGAGCGCGCGGTGCTGGCTTCCAGCCACCATTACCAGGGTAAATGCAAAATTACCCGCGAGGCTTACGACAAAACCGTTTCATTCAAGCGCACAACCGCAAACCACCTCATCAAACAAATCGCCGGGTTCCACCTGGCAGACAAAGACGCGCATAAACGTGCTGATGACCTTTTCGATTGTTACACCTATGGATTGATCATTGCGCACGGTAATTACGCGGCGTTGTAAAAAATCAGGATATTTTTGATGGCAGAGATCGAGATTACTGGCGGCCTCGGTTCGGCACTGATGCGTATTCTTGAGGCTGAAGAAATTCAGCCGGGAACCGATATCGGCTATGAACTGTGTAAGCTGCTGTGGCAATTCCATCCTCTGGGCGGAAAACTTGTCGAAAAACCCATACTGATGGCGATGTGTAAGCCGCGACAGTATAACGTGGAGACAGATCCTGACGAGAGGGTTGTGCGGCGTTTTCAGGAGGTATGGGAACGTATGAAAGTCAACGAGAAGATTAAAAATCTGTTTTTTCTGTCTCGTTGCTACGGTGCCGCAGCGATCGGCGTGGGCACCGACAGTGTTTCATGTCGTGAACCGCTTCCGACGTTCGGACTGACAGAAGAGGATGTGTATATCAACGCGTGGGATCCGTTGAACGCTTCCGGTTCGATGGTGACTGACCAGAACCCAAACAGTCCGTTTTTCCAGGAAGCCAATAAAAAGCTGAAGATTGGCGGAAAAGACTGGCATCCGTCACGCACGTTGAAAATTTTCAACGGCACACCGATTTATCTGGAGTTTCAGAGTTCATCGTTCGGATTCACCGGGCGAAGCGTGTTTCAGCGCGTTCTTTATTCCCTGAAATCCTATATCAACACGATGGAGGCGAATGATCTCGTCAGTCAGAAAGCGGGCGTACTGGTAGCTAAAGTTGTGCAAAACGGTTCGAAACTTGACGGGATCATGGCTGCCGCCACGGGACGAAAAAGGGAAAATGTCAAAGAGGCAAAAAATAAAGGTGTGCTTAGTATCGGGAAGGATGAGGACGTTACCTCGCTGAATTTACAAAACATCGATGGCGCGCTAAATGCCGCCCGCGACAACATTATTTCCGATATTGCATCAGGTAGCGATGTTCCCGCGATTCTCATCAAGGAGGAGGCTTTCTCGAATGGTTTCGGTGAAGGAACTGAGGATTCGAAAGCTATCAGCCAGTATATCGATGGTGTACGCCAGCAGATTGAACCTGTGATGGATTATTTCGAACGCCTGGTGCAGTACATCGCCTGGAACGAGGAATTTTATCAGTCGCTGAAAAATGATTACCCGGACATCATAACTGATGACTATAAAACCACGTTTTACCAGTGGCGACGTGAATTTACCGCGACATGGCAGGAGCTGGTGGAGGAGTCGCCGGACAAACGCCGGGAAAGCGACAGTAAAGTGATTCAACAGGCGATAGCACTTTTCTCTGCCGTGTCGCCACAGGTTGATCCTGAAAACCGTGCCGCCGTCACTGAATGGCTGGCAAGCCTTGTTAATGCCACGCAAACCTATGGCGAAGCTCCACTCATCATTGATGTGGACGCGCTGGCGAATTATGAACCACCGAAGCAGGAGACGCCTGATGGCAATTTCCAGCCGGGCGGTGAGGAAGAAGAAACGGATCAGGACGCTATATGAGGTTCTGACGGATGCCGTTAACTACTACGTAAATCACGGGTGGGATAGCGAAAAATCATTGCTCGAATGGTGCCGGAAACTCCGTGTAGCCGCTCAGCGAGAAACCCCTGATGATACCGTAGCCAGAAAACATCTCACCGCCATCTACAGCCGTCTTGTCATCGACGGCGGGGCATTACGGGAGCAGCCTCCTGACGGCCCTAAAAAAGTCACTGTTGAAAAACTGAAACCTGAGTTTCGCAAGGAACTCGACAGGCGAATTTTCGCCAGTGCCAACCTGATAAAACTCAACCGCGAACAGGCCATCGAGAAAACCATACAGCGTTTTCAGGGGTGGGTTACGTCCATTCCGCCTGACGGGGTGAGCGAAATTGATCGCCGGGAAGTGAAGTCCGGTTTTCAGAAGTCCGTGAAGGATATGGATTTTATCAGTCGCCGGGTGGCAATTGACCAGGGGCATAAGCTGGCAAGCAACGTTAAGTATCTGCTGGCTGTTCAGAGTGGAGCGATTGCTCTGCGCTGGCATTCTAACTGGCGGCGTCCGGGCTACAAATACCGACAGGACCACAAAGAGCGCGACGAGAAAATTTATCTCCTCCGCAATTCGTGGGCGCTGGAGCAGGGGCTGATTAAGCCCGTATATGGTTTTTATGACGAAATCACTGCTGCCGGGGAGGAGGTTTATTGCAGTTGCGATGCACTGCCGATCTACGCCCCTCAGAAACTACCCGACGAATTTTTAACGGAGAAGGGCAAACGTGAGTTTAACCGAGCTTGAAGTGGCAGAACGCATCAGGGACGGAACCGTACCGTCTCCGGTGAAATTCTCCAACATGTGGCTGGTGAATTTGCGAATAACCGGAACCGGGCTTGCCTATCGCGCCGGGCTGAAAGAGCACGTCTGGCGTGATCCAAAGCTCTATCTGAACGAGGAGTTTTTAAGGCGATGCAATGGCCTTCCGGTTATCGCAAACCATCCTGACGACGCAGTTCTGACGGAGGAGGACTTTAAATCGCGGATCGTCGGTAGCGTCATGCTGCCGTATATCCGGGGTGATGAGGTATGGGCGGTGTGCCGCGTTTACCTCCAGAGCATTGTTGAAGAAATCACTGAGGGGGATGTTTCGACAAGCCCGTCGGTGGTGTTCAACAGCACATCAGGAAATGTGGAAGTACAGGAAGGTGACACCAATTTTTTAATCGAAGGCGTTCCTTTCCTGGTTGATCACATCGCCCTGGTGACGAAAGCCCACGGCTCGCTGGGCGTGTGGGATAAAGACCGGATCCCCGCAGGGGTTGAAGTGACAAACACAGGTGAAATCGAGATGGAAAAAGAAGAACTCCAGGCCCTGTTACAGGGGGTTGTGAGCGATGCCCTGCAAGGCATTAATCAGAAAATCGATGGTGTCGTTACGCGCATGGACTCACTGGAACAGCGGGACAAAGCGCGGGCGGATGCCGAAGAACAGGCGAAAAAAGAGGCCGAAGAAAAGGCCAAAGCCGATGAAGCCGCAGAGGAACAGCGTAAAGCTGATGAAGCTGCGGCAAAGGAGGCGGAAGAAAAAGCCAAAGCTGACGAGGCGGCAGCTAAAGACGCTGAGGAGAAAGCAAAGGCTGATTCCGAAGCGGAAGAACAGCGTAAGGCTGACGAGGAGGCAGAAAAAGAACGCAATGACTCTGCCCTGGCAGAAGCGCAGGCAAAAGCCGACTCCGCATTCAGTGCCTGCGGTAAAAACGCGCCAGCACCGTTTTCTGGTGAAAATGCGCTGGACTACCGCAAGCGTGCGCTAATCGCTATGCAGAAACACTCTCCGGCACATAAGGACGTCAATATTCGCGCGATTGCGGATTCTGCAACGCTGGCTGTGCTTGAGGACGCAATTTTCAGTGCCGCCCGTCAGTCCATCGAAAAAGAAATGATGAGTACGCAGGGGCAACTGCATAAACGTATCCGCAACGATGAAGCCGGGCGTCGCATTACTGAATATCAGGGCGATCCGAACGTCTGGCTGAGTGCCTTCAAAATTCCGGGGCGTCGTCTGGCAAAAATTAACACTCAAGGGAGCCTGAACAATGGCTGATATTAACTTTCATCCGTTTAAAAACCGTGGAGCATTTGGTGGCCTTTTTAACGTCGAATCCCGTGGGCTGATGCAGGGGGATGCGCAGGATGATCCGGCAATTCGTCTGCAACTTTGCTCCGGACGACTGGACAGCAAAATCAGTGAACCGGTATGGGGTGGTGTCGGTGTTATCGAGTGCATCGCTCCCGCGAAAGACAGCGTTAACGGGGCGGTTATCAAGCAGGCCACGAAGGACGCCTGTAACGCCTTTACTGTCTTTAATCAGGCATTTCATGGCATTACCACGCCGGATAATCCGGTGCCGTTATATCTCGCGGGTGGCTTTGTTCACTATTACCGCGTTGGCTCAGGCGCCCGCATTCCTCTCCCTGTCAGTGCAGAAGTTGTTGCGCTGGCTGATGGCAATAACACCGTTGCTGCCAGTGGTTTTGTGTGGGATCTGACGAAAAACATGGTTGATGTTTATTCGGGATCACCCGGCGCTAATCCGAAAGTGGATATTAAGTTGCTGATGGTTTCAGTTGACGAAAACCTGACGGTGAAAAAAGAGGATGGCGGTAACGTTGTCTGGGAAATCGGCAAACCGTGCGGCCTGTTTTTAATTTAAGGGGATATTAATTAATGAGCGCATTTACTCCTGCGACTACTATTGTGTCGCCGTCAATGGTGCTGCCGGAAATGATCGTGCAACAGAGCATGGCTTCCGGGGCGTTTGAAGTCCTGGCTGGTGGTGCTCCGGCAGTAAAAATCAGTTCCAGTGATTTGATGGTCTATCAGAAATATCTGCGCATGACCTCGCAGGCGCAGGTCAGCCAGTCTCTGCCGGGCCAGTTACCGTCTTCCAGTATCTCTGGTGGCTATGACGGGATGATGACTTACCGAATTTCTTCCCGCTCGCAATACAGCTATCTCGATACTGATGCAGCAGATCGCTGGGGCTATTCTCTGATTGAAGGCCTGCGCCTGGCTAACCGCCAGGGACACGCTCAAATGTTGCGTAATATGCTGCTGTACGGTGTTGAAGCGAAGAATAACGAAGGGATCACCAACTCCCCGAATGCAGTGACACTGAATCTGGGCAACGACAGCAAAGGTAACGATTCATACACCACCTGGGATTCCGGCGAGATGGCTAAATTTATGCTTGGCCTGATTGCTGACCAGAAAACCCGCATGTTGCTGCTGGGGCAGCCATTAACGACTGTTATTCTGAGCCCACAGCGATTCATGAAGGCGCTGGAGTGGACAGGAATTGTTGAGCTGACCAGTTATCAGCGTCCTGGTGGTGGTACCGGAACGGTGGGAACGATGGTTAAAGATGTCGCCGATAAGGCGACAGGCGACGACATCATTTTCTGCCAGGACGACACGCTGATCGGTAAAGGCGCTGGTGGTAATGACCTGATCATCGTTACGAACCCGACGATTGAGGTTCCGGAAGCGCGTCATACCATTAACACCAATATTTTCTCCACGCTGGTTCCTAACCAGCAGGCCGTCAACGTGATGTTCTGTGATATGGCAGCGCCGACGGAAATACCATCCCCTATGCCGGATGGTGGCCTGACCACGTTGTATACCATGCGCGCGACGCCGGGCTGGAACTTCCGCCCTGAGGGGATCACCCTGTTGTCTGCCAAATACGCATAAACGTTCAACCTGATAACGCGGGGAGCTAAATGCTCCCCTTTTTTGTGGGAAAAATTTATGAAGCTCTACATCGCTAACTGCTCACGTCAGCCGCACACGTTCAACTACAAACTCCCCGAAAAAACGCAGTCGTTCGGTGTGACAATTCCGTCCGGACGTCAGCATATGATCGAAAATCAGTCCGATATTATCGACCACATCATCCGACAGCATGAGCCTTACGGATTCCAGCGTTGTGACAAGGTGGACAAGAATTTTTCCGGTATCTGCTATTCCATCGATAAGCCTGTGAGCGTTGGTCGCATTGAGGATTGCGCGGAGCAGAAAACGGAAAATCTGGAATCCATGTCAGAGGAAATTCTCGCGGCCAGCGCCGTATCGCTGAATAACGCAGTGGATCAGGCAGTGATTCAGAGCGGCGAAAAACCTCAACCGGGCGGTATTGAGATGGAAATCACCGGGGAAGCGATCAACACCGAACAGGAAAATCCGCCCAGCACAAAGCGAAATATTAAGGTTAAAAAATAATGACCCTGCGTCCGTCACTGGAGGGATTTATTCGCTTTGTTCGTGATGACATGAAAGTACCGGTTCACGCTATTGCTGACGATGATCCGACGCTGGAATGTTGCTTTCAGTCTGCGATGGAGCTAATCCCTCACGATCAGGGGCTGGAGCGTTTACCCATCATCTATGTGCGAACGGTTTATAACGCTGCCGCCTCATTTCTCCTGAATTTCGCTCCCGGCTCGTGGTTTGCCGACCTGAGAAAAAAACTCAACCTTGGGAAACTTGCTACCGGGCTTGTCAGCGCGGCAGCAGACCAGGGGACATCGGGTTCGATCACCATCAGCGACGCGCTGAGTAATCTCTCTTTGCTGGATTTGCAGATGTTACAGGATCCGTATGGGCGACAGGTTGTTGCGGTGCTGATGCAGATGGGCACGGTATGGGGTTACACGCCATGAAACTTTGTTTTGGGGTTATCGACCAGCCGTATGACTACGGCGACGAACCGGGAAAAACCACGTTTAACGTGGCCTGTGACCTTGAGGAGCGATACGAAATTTTTACGCACTTCTGGGAAATGCATAAGGACGAGATTATCCAGGAGGCAGGTACTGAACTGGCGTACCAGTTGGTCAATCACCTTAAGCATAAGGCTCCGCTACCAGGCGAGCATTTTCTGGAAGGGACTGAGAAGATTTTCCATATTTTTCTTGAAACTGAAGAAATGGCCGGGATGACGATTAACGGAAACCCTGTGCCAACTCAGGCCGCGCTACTGGGCGTTAACTCCAGGCTTAAGGACAAATATACCGGAGAGCGGCGTCCGTCATTCATAGACGGCGGCCTGTTTAAGGGCAGCTTTATAGCGTGGATAGATAACAATGCCGAGTCTTGAGGAATTAGCTGAACAGCACAGTTCGCAGCTCTCATCCGTTCTTAAATCCGCAGTTGAAACCATCTCGTCAGACCAGGAAATCACGTTCAGGCTCTATGTCCGGCAGGTTCTGCCGCTGGATGGTTTTGTCTATTGGGTTAATGCGGAAATCATCAGTTGCGATGAACTGTTTCGCCTGAATATTGAGTCACCAACTCGTCTGAAAATCAAAGGCAGCCTGCATCGTCAGGTTATTGCAATTCAGGACGAGTCTGTCTCGAAGGATGTGAACAACATTATTTTCACGCCTGTTCAGCAGGTTGATGATTTTAATGTGGAAAATCCCGATGCGATCTATCTCGGTGAGTACGGCGGCGTCCAGTTCGCTTTTTCACGAATGGAGAGCCGTTATCAGCAGTCGGGTATTTTTCATTATCGAGGCATGGCGATTTTACCAACTATGCGTTCTCAGATTATCGACTGCGAGGAGGATATCAGCGACGAGCAGATCATCTCCAACAGCATCCCGATCTGGCTGCAAATGAAAGATGCCGCGACCGTGTATCCGTCTTACCTGGTACCTCAGAACCTTCGCCCTCCGTATATCGCGGTGGATGTTCGCAACAGTATTCCGTTGCAGGTGGCTCCCGTTGTTTTCGGTGGTGAGCGATTCCAGCTCGTCCTGGATTCGGTTCGCCTGACGCTTTACGGATTCAGCAACAAAATGGCGCTGGATCTTGTCGACTCGGTGGTGAACAGGGCGCTGGAGGAGGAAAAGTTTGGTGTAACCAATATTCCGGTGGTTCAGGACGCAAAGTCGGGACAGGTTGAAATCAACGCTCTGGCGAAGAAAAAGATTGTCGATTTTGACGTGAATTACTACCAGAGCACAGCCCGGGAAATATCCCGGCAGTTGATTGAAAAAGTTATTTGTAAATATGAGGTTAAATAATGGGATTTAATATCGTCACGGTGAATGTGTCCCAGACCATCGGGGCCATACCCTCGAATTTGCAGCAGATGTCTGCGGTTCTCTCGTTTGGCTCCACGACTCATGAGCCGGGGAAGCCAGTATTACTCACCAGCAATCAGGATATTAACGATCTGGTTAAGAATCCGATTGCTGCGTTGTCGGCGGCTGCCGCAGGAAAATCTGCGGCAAACGTCACCGTTACGATGACGCTTCCGGAAGGGAGCAACATCCGACGCGAAAACAATTCTGAGGTGAAAATTGTTGTTTCCGGGTGTTCGCCCGATGCGTGGAATGGCGAATATACTGCTACTGTCACGGATGAAAAAACACTGACCTGGACGATTGCTGATTCTCAGCTTTCCGGTTCTCCAGTGACGCTGGGGCAGTTTTCTATTGCTGACAGTGAAAATCTGGTGACGGCAGTAAACACGTTTTTTGCCCAGGGAAATTCAGTAGGGATTTACCTGCTGGAACTGGGAGTACAGAAAGGCGGGGTCAGTAAGGAAATCGCTGCACTGAAAACTTATATGGAAGATCCGCTCCTGCGTTTTTATGCGTATCTGGTGCCGCAGCCGTGGGATGGTGACGCAGAGTTTATCAGTCTGGCAAAACTCCACACCGCCAACGAAGCGATGCAGTATTTCTTCGTGCTGACGAAAACGCCGGACGACACGAATTACGTTTCGCCTTATGCCGGTATTAAGTCGGTTATTGCAACGGCGGATGATACGTACCCAGCGACAAACGCGGCTGCAGCCGTAATGTGGAACTATGTTTCCGCATCACCTTCAGAAATCAACAAGGTGCCGCCGATGGCATTTCGCTATCTACAGGCGGTAAACGCCCACAAGGGCAAAAATTCCATTCTGGCCACGATGACGAAGCAGAATATTAACTACGTCGAAACGGGGGCTGAGGGCGGAATCTCCAACACGATTCTGGTGAAAGGCGTTACCAGTGACGGTAACGATATGACGTACTGGTATTCCGTGGACTGGGTGCAGATTAATGTCGATATGCAGCTCGCCAACACGGTGATCAACGGCAGCAATAACCCAATTAACCCGCTTTACTACAACCAGGACGGGATCGACCGTCTACAGCAGGTCGCACAGGCGGTGTTCAATACGGGCGTATCTTACGGCCTGGTCAACGGCCAGCCTGTCGTCGATGCAGTGCCTTTCCGCCAGTATATCAACACGAATCCGAATGATTACGGTATCGGGCGTTATGCGGGCCTTTCGGCCTCCTATACGCCGATGCGCGGATTTGTCGAAATCATTTTTAACATCAATGTGACAATGCAGCTTTCGTGAGGGACTGAACCGTGCCTAATCCAATGATCCCTGTTGGCACCCTTAACCGGGTTCGCGCCAGCGTTAAATTCACCTCTCATTCCGAACTGAATGTGTCCGCCTCATTTCTGGCAAAAGAAGGCGTCGAATTGTCCTTTCAGGGCAATATTACGGAGTTTTTACCCGCCATGACGGGAGCCGTGCAGTCGCCGCAGCCATACATGATTTTACAGGCGCGTGTTCATCTGCTGCGTAGCCAGGCGCTGGGAAAACAATTCAAGGCGCAATGGGAAAAGAACGCCACGATCGGCGACGCAAAAGTGTATAGCGACAGCACGGTGTTCGGTGACTTCGATATCTATAACACGGCGATCACCAACGTGCAGGATATGACCTTCGCCGGGGGCGAGCCGGGTGTAGCCATCACCATTACCGGTACGTATTACATCAACTCTGAAATGTGGGATCTGGTATGAAAATCTCCCGAAATCTGAATCTGATTATTCCTGTCCGGACAGAAAAGGGTAATGGCTGGATCCATGCCACGCCGATCAGCAAAGAGGTGTTTAAAGAGCATTTCTTCATTCTGAGTAAAACCTTTTCTGCCATTTTCTCCGAAGGTCTTGGCGTCGTTGCGGGGCCACGTATCGCTTTTTTGATGCTGGAGCGGATCTCGCGTGATTCTAATGCCTGGGAAGGTGATAAAGGGGTCCGTAATACACTGGTTAATGAGGTCATTCGCCTGGCAAACCTTGTTTATCCAGTGGAGGGCAAAGGCTACGACACAATCCCTCTCGATATGGCGCTGGAGCGTGAAATCATTGATTTGGACGAAGTAGCGGGTGAGCTCATTTTTTTTACATGCGTCTCGTCGATAAATTCACCGGAGCAGGCGAAGGGGACTATGGATGTGGTCAATGGAATATGGAGCACTCAATGCTCGTCATTGAATCTTACGGAATGGATCGCTTCATTGCCGACATTGAAATCAGCCGCCAGTTCTGGCGCGACGGCGAACACGTCATCAGCGACATCCTCGACTACTCAGCCGGAGCCGGATTCAGAGACATCTGTGCAGATTCCGGTCTGAATGTAAAAACAGCAGCTCAGTTTCGTGAGCTGCTCAAATTCAAAAATCTCGCAGGAGTATTGTGATGGCTGGTAACCAGATGCCAGTTCTGACGCTGGATGTTAATGAAGAACACCTCAAGCGGCTTGAGGCGATATTTGAAAAGTATCGCAATGGTCTGATGATTGGCCCTGCCGGAACTCCGATGAAAATTCCGGGGCAGAGTGGGAGCGGCGGGGGCGCCGGTTTGCCCGTGGCGGCAAATTCTGGTCGGACAGGACCGGATGTATCCGGGAGAGTGAGGGACGAAAAAGGGCGCTTTGTCGGTAGCGGAAAAACAGCGGATTCGTTCGTGAGCAACTATAAAGGTCGCGGCGAAACGATGTTTGATAAGTATCTCAGCGGGCTGGGGAAAAACGCCAAACAGACGCTGAAAACTTACAAGCAGATCAATTCTACGCTACGGACGACCACTTCGAGATTAAACAACCTGTTTAAAACCACCGTATCGTGGGGGACAAAACTTGCGGTTATGGGCGTTGCCGGGCCGTTTGGCTTTGGCATGATGGCTCGTAATGTTGTAGAGAAACAGAAAAATGCTGATGAATTGCAGGCAACTCCAGGAGAGTTAAAGGCGGCAGAAAGCACTTATTCGCCTTATTTTTCCGGTGTTGGTAATTTGCTCAATACACTGGCAGCCGCGCAAAATGACACTCAGCATCCTGCCTACAACGGGCTAATTGGATTAGGGATAAATCCTAAAAAAGGGGCAGCAGAAAATCTTCCTGTATTGTTAGAAAGAGTTGCTGCTCTTGCAAAGGAGTATGAGGGAACCGGACTTACTCAGAGCATGCTCAGAGGTCGTGGCCTTGGATGGGTAAATTTTGGTATTGCTAACCAGTTAGTCAAATATCAGGACAAAATACCTGAACTCAACAAAGAGTTTTTATCGCGAGCTTCTCAGAATGACTCGTTGCTCACCTCTGGACATACAAGCCAGTATCAGAATCTTACCAGCAACTTAGAAAATAACTGGGATCAACTTACCAGCGGATTTCAGGGGGCAATGTCGGGTAACTCTGTACAGCTAATTAGAATATCTAATGGTGTAAAGAATGCTGGTCTAAATTTCCTTAACGGTGAGAACTTTAAAAGAATTTTGACTGATGTTGAAACAGGTCTGGATAAACTTGGTAAGTATGTAAATGGCCCGCATTTTAATAACGACCTGAATAATTTTGCCGAAAATGTTGCAAAGGTTGTTAAGGCACTTAGCGGGTTTGTTGGTTTTGCGGTTGAACATCCCTGGCTTTTTGGGGCCGCAGTACTTGCTGGACCATCGAGAGTTGGTGCTGTGGCAGCCACAACGACCGGAGTTGCCGCCCGTGTTGTTGGTGGAAGTCTTCTTGGGGCTACAGCCGGAACAGTAGCTGGATTGGCTATTCCTACAAATGACACACCTACCACCAGTGAGGAAATGAAAGGGCTGGAGGGGCGTTTCAACTTTGATTATTTTAACGAAGTGCAGGAGTGGCAAAAAAACAATCCGGGTAAGGTCTGGCCTGGAGGATTGCAGGGATTTTCAAATCAAGTAAACAGATCTGCATATTTATCCAGAGGGATCAGGAATAACAATCCCGGAAATCTTAATTTCGCAGGACAAAAAGGGGCTACCCTGGAATCGGGGCCAAATGCCCGTTTTGCCAGCTTCCCGACGATGCTGGAAGGCATTGCTGCCTTAGATCGGCAAGTAATGCTATACCTGAAACGCGGCAAAAATACGATTGATCAGATTATTGATATTTATGCCCCTTCATCTGATGGAAATAACACATCGTCCTATAAAAGCTATCTCTCTCAGTACACTGGATTAGGTGTTAAGGAGAAAATCGATGGTTCTAATTTTGAGATAATGAGAAAGCTAATTCAGGGCATTATTAACCATGAAAATGGGGACGCCGCTCGTGCAGTAAGTGGCGATGATGTGATGCGGGCGCTGGCAATGAACCGGGGGAAGGTATATTCACCAAATAATACTTCTCAGGTAATCAGGCTCGACGTTCAACAAAAACCAGGTTCCGACATACTGGCACAACTCGCCGGAATGCAACAAATACCGGGGTAAACCATGTCACTTAATTACTTTGGACAAGCTTTCAAACTGGCGTTTGAAGTATCGCCCATTCTTTTAGTTGATGGCATAGCGTCGAAAATTCCCGGCGGGGTGATGCCGATTGCTGTTTTGACCGAAGGCCTAAGCATTGTGAACGGTCTGCTGCATGGCGAGATTCGTACACGCTCGATGGCGGCATTTACCCCGATGGCGGGGACAACGTTGGTTCAGCAGGATATTTGCAACCTGAATTTCTATAACCAGGTAACGGCAGCGAATGCGACCGTCAAGAAGCCTAACCGGGTAGTCATGCAGATGATCCGTCCGGCATCAACGGAGGACGGTGGCTACATCACTAAGGGGATGACATTCACGGCGCTGAAAATGGCGCTCGATATGCATAACCAGTATGGCGGTTGTTACACCGTAATGACGCCATCTTTCATCTACACGCGCTGTCTGATGCGGTCGTTTATCGATACATCCGGTTTCTCTGAGCAGAACAAGCAGGTTCAGCACACCTGGCAGATTGAGTTTGAGCAACCATTGTCGTCTGTCGAACAAACGGTAAAAACGCTGGCGAGCGTTCTGGATAAATTTGATAAAGGGATGCCGTCAGACGGGGCGCTATCGTGGTCAGGTATTAAGAACCAGGTCGTGCAGGAGTTTGGTTTTGGCTTATGACAACGTTAATTCCTTTCAAACCTGACGGGCGAGGACCATTTCAGTTCACTGCCAGAATCGGAGAATATGAAACATTCGCCCGCGTTCCGTTTAATCTGTATGCAAATCGTTACTACCTGGAACTGAAAGACAGTTCAGGCGACGTGATTGTATACATGCCTTTGATCGCGTCACCTGACAGTTACGACATCAATCTGGCGCTGCCTTGCTCTCCGGGGAAACTTGTTTTTCGCGAAAGTACGAATCAGTTTGAGGTTTCGTAATGCGTTATTACCGACTGGAAATTATTAATCCTAAAACAGGCAAGCCGCCAGTGGATAGCAATGGAAAACCCATTGGACCTTTTGATACCAATGAAACACCAGGATGTGGGTTGCATGTTGAATTTGACTTTGAAGTAACCGGCCTGGATGTAGTCTGTTCGGGTACGATGCTGACGATCTATGGATTACCAATTGACATGCTGAAGCAAAGCGTAAGTTTGCAGGGTTGTCTGGTACGTATGAAAGCTGGCTTTGTTCAGGGGTTACCACTGGCAAATAAGGATCAACAGGGGGAGGTAATCTATGGTGAAATTTATCTGGCCTATGCCAACTGGATCGGCACGAACCAGACTTTAAACCTGGTAATAAATCCAAGCATACGCAAAACCGATGACGGTAACCCTTTTTCAATTGAGGGGCAGGGGGAAGCAGGGGAAAGGGTGGGTGATGTTTTAGTCCGCGCTTTGCAAAAAGCATATCCCAATAAACTTATTGATTGCACAGTCAGCGACAACCTGGTTTTGCCAGAGCCGTGGACGGGCAAATATACGGAGATTGGTTCGCTGGCTATGGTCGTAAAAAACGCCTCTATTGCGATGATGCGTAATGAAAGGTATAGCGGAATCGCCATCAGTATTCTTTCCGACAGAATACGAATCTACGATAACGCATCGGCAAAGTGGGGTGAGCCAAAAACAATTCATGCCCATGAACTGGTCGGGCAGCCGACATGGATAGCGCCGTTTACCGTCAGTTTCAAATGCCCTATGAGAGGCGATATCAGATGTGGTGATGTGGTTAAACTGCCGGAGGGGCTATATTCTGGCGCTGCGTCGATTGTGATGGCTAATACAACGGTACCCAGCGTTATCGCAAAAAATTCGACCACGTTCACCGGGAAATTTCTTGTGAAATCAGTCAGACACATTGGTTCGTATCTGACAGCCGATGGCGATGCCTGGGTGACGGTATTTGAGGCATATGCTGAGAACTGGGCGAGGGTGTAATGTCAAACGCTCAAAAATTACCGTTTCTCCGAACACTGTCGGAGATGATGACCAGTTCTGGTAACCAGCAAGCCGAGCTTAAAGGCCGCGAATTGCCCTGCCATGTTGTCGATATCTGCGGGCAAATAGTGACAGTTCAGTTTGATATGCTGCCGGAGGGGATCAACTTCCCGCAGATAACAATCCCTGTCGCCACATTCCCGTATATCCGTTACCCGATACAGCCGGGCGATCGAGGAGTAACAATTGCCGCTGATGTATCACTGCGCGGTGTGTCCGGATTGGGAACCGGTATGGCAACGCTTTCTTACTCGATGTCGCTCACTCCCCTGTTTTTCGTGCCATTGGCAAACAAGGAGTGGTCCGACGAAGATCCGCAAAAAATCGTTTTGTACGGTCCGGATGGCGCGATCCTCAAAACAGAGGACGGCAGTAGCTCGGTAATGGTGGCTCTGGAAGAAATCAGGCAAAAGTCGAAAGCTGTTTACCTCGAGGCCGAAGATATTTTCCTGAACGGGAAAATTCACCTCAATGGACCGATCGTCCAGGACAAAGCCCAGATGAAGGATACAACCGCTTCGCTGATTGGTCCTCTTAATGTCGAGATGGATGCAGTTATCAACGGCGTGAGCGTCAGCGGCCACAGCCACGATGTGACTGGTGTTCAAAGCGGCAGCAGCACGATTACGTCGAAGAAACCAAATCCTGGTTAATACCGGTTCATTTCACTTTAAATTCTGACCATAAAACGAAAACCCCGACTGTTGGCCCAGTCGGGGTTTTCTGTTTCTCACCTTGAATACGCAAGGGATGATTACGTATGTTTGGAGGTCTTCCGTGATTAATTTTAGCGGAGGAGACTGGATTGTGAAAGCCTTAAAATTAGTGGCAAAAAGCAATACCTTACGACGCATGTATTACACCGCTGCACTCGTAGCTTTAGCATTTGCCTTTTCACCAGTACTGACAGAGTTAGTTAAAGTGATGGGGGCACGATGAGAACATGGGGCCGCGTCACCGACGCGAACGGCAACAAAAAATGGGTTGCAGTAGAATCTGACGCCAACGGTGATTTCTCCTACGGCTGGCTGACGACGCTCATTCAGACGTTAAAGCTGGGATTGGGGGAGTCGCCGTTTTACGCGAATTACGGTATTCCTGCACAGCAGTGCATCGTGCAGCAGATTTACCCAGACTACTATGTGAACATGGTTCAGCAACAGTTTGCTGGGTATTTTGCATCACTGGCAATTTCAAAGGTAGATGGAGCAGATAACCCCACCTATAACATCGATGTTGTGTTTTTTAATGGGACCAGTTACCGGACGCAGGTGCCGGTATGAATCACAGTTTTATGATAAAACTTTTACCTTGGTTTGGAGTGCTGTAGAGAGATATTTTAGGGGGGCGAGTAATTTTCTAAGCTGGAGCATATTGACATATATTATTTCGGATTTGCAAAATACATATTGTTACCATGGAGGAGACAAGCATGGAAAATTTTGCAAATAAGTTAAAAATACACACAGAGCATGTTGCAAAAATGGGGGTGTTTTGTACAACTGAAGAAACGACAAAACAAGCACTCATTATGCCATTACTAGATATTCTTGGTTTTACTCCGTATGATCCAAGAAAAGTCAAAGCTGAGTATAGTGCTGACTTCCCCGGGGTTAAGGCTAATGAACGGGTTGATTACGCTTTATTTTGTCATGATGTTCCTGTGATGTTCATTGAGGCGAAATCGTTTTCAGAACAAATTGATAATCACTGCCCACAGCTATCAAGATATTTTAATTCAACACCGGAAGTTACTATATCAGCCATTACAAATGGTGTTGAATGGCGTTTTTTTACGGATTTGAAACAAAAAAACATAATGGATTCAACGCCGTTTTTAAAAATAAGAATGGATTCTCTAACTCACTCCGATATTACACAATTATTTCGTTTTCGTTATGATAAATTCAAACCAGAGGCTTTACGGACACTGGCTGAAGAAAGTGTTTATTTGAATTCATTTACTAAAACAATCAGTTCTAGTCTTCGTGAAGTTGATCTGGAGTTTGTTCGATATGTTGCTAGTCGTTCAAATATTGAGAGACAACTTAATCAGAGATTTCTTGAGTTCGTGACTCCATTAGTTAAACAGGCCGTTGAGCGCGCTGTTAGCGCAATGGTGGTTTCCGGGCTATCTACACAACCGGTAGAGCAAACTAAAGAAAATGATGCAACGGATACACAAGTTAATAACGCCATTGTTGATGAAGAAAACCCCAACATAATAACCACAGCCAAAGAATTGGAGCTATTTGAAAGGGTAAAACAAATCATACAAACAGAAGATAATATAGAATATAAAGATACTGAGTCATATTTTGGTGTGCTATTGAATGGTAAAACTAATAGATGGCTGTTAAGATTTTATGATAAAAAATCTTCATTTATAACTTTACCTATTTCGCTTAGTGAAGTTCAGTTGAATGAAATAAGACGAGCTCGACTTGATACGGATGGTAAAAGGATACATATAACTAATCCGGAAGATATACTTCGCATATCTGGTTTGATTCTGGATTCATACGAGTATGTTAAAAATGATGATAATTTCCGCCGAGGGTCCAGAGTGAGCAGTTTAGAAGAGGTTGAATAAGTAAAAAACCCGCGAAAGCGGGTTTTTTAATGGAGTAAATATGTCAGAAATACCAATTACTATGACCAGTGCGGGGGCGCAGCCTACGCCACCCAATGATTTGCTTGCAAATCTTATCATCAGAGTTGCTGAAAAAGTACCTGGATATACAGCCAACCTTCCGGCGGGGCTTATTACTGACCTTGCCAGCACGGCAGTCGGGGCGCTGGCATTAATAGACCAGGCGCGGGTGGACCTTATTAACTCCGTAAGCCCATACGGCGCAAATATTCCGTTACTGATGCAACTCGGAAACATTTATGGAGCACAGAAGGGATTAAGTACAAATACGGCGGTATACGTGGTATTTGAGGCGTTGCCGGGGTTTGGTATCCCTAAAGGATTTGTTGTCGGTGATGGCAACTACCAGTATGCAGTTTCCCGCGATACGGTGGTGCCGGAAAGTGGGCAGACTGAACCAGTCTACTGTGTGGCCACAACGTCAGGCTCATGGGCTGTACCGGAAGGGACTGTGACGCAGGTTATTACCTCAGTACCAAAAGACCAGCCTGTAAAATGCACGAACCTTACCGCAGGGATGCCAGGTCAGGAGGCGCAGACGTGGGCATCTTACCGCGCCGAAGTCATGGAGTCCGGTATGTTTGGTGTGCAGGGAACACCGGATTGCTATAAAGCGATGCTCAAATCAGTAAGCGGTGTGCGAGAAAACCTGATTTCTTTCCGGCAGTCGTCGCTGGGGAAATGGGTTGCGGTTGTTGGTGGCGGTGATCCGTATGATGTGGCTTATGCGATTTACAAATCTGTACCGGATATTTCGAAACTGACCAACGATGTAAGCAATCCATCCGGTGCGGCAGTGGAAAAACGCACGGTTTCAATAACCGTTTCGCCGGACGTTTATCAGGTGCCGTTCGTTATCCCGTCATCACAAAACGTCATGGTGCTAATCACCTGGAACACGGTGTCTGATGATTATGTTGATCCGGCGGGTATTGCTATGGCTGTGCAGCAAAACGTTGCTGATTACATCAATTCAATTGAAGTCGGACACCCGATAAATCTTCTGCGTATCCAGGATATTTTTACCAGTTCTGTCAGGTTGCTGGTTGATGCGACGTTGATCTCAACAATCAGTGTGAGCATTGGCATTAATGGTCATATTGTTCTTCCGGCAAAAGACACAAGCCTGGTTTATGGCGATACCTATTCCTATTTTTCGACAGTGGCATCACAGGTTCAAGTTAACAAGTATGCAATATCTGACTGAAAAAATTCTCCCTGCTTATCCGTTTGTGCAGTACAGAGATGATCCGAATGTTGTTGCGTTCTTTGATGCATACAATGAAATTGCTCAGGAATACCTCGATTCACTCAACAATCTGGCATTGCCATGCTGGACATCGGAATCAATAACCGGGCAATTGCTGGACTGGATTGCTCTCGGGATTTATGGCGTTGAAAGGCCTTTACTACAGGTTTCCGAGGAGGCTATTGCACGCGGCGCATACGATACCATTGAATACAATACAATCCCTTATGCGGCAATGCGGAATTATGTTCCGGGGCAGGCATCGTATGTTCCGGATGATTATTTCAAGCGAATATTAACTTGGAATTTTTATAAGGCTGACGGTTCGCATTTCTGCATTGACTGGTTAAAGCGCCGTGTGGCACGGTTCATTCATGGGAAAAACGGAATAGACCCGCCGTTGCAGCACACTTTTGATGTGAGCGTGACTGTGTCGGACAGTGTTTTTTCTATTCATATACCAGAATATGGTGATGGTATAGGCTATTTTCTGAAAGATGCCATTGACCAGAAATATGTAAAACTCCCTTTTATTTATTCTTATGCAACAACGGTGATTCAAAAATGATTCTTGGGTTCGGCAATAACGTTGTTTCAGCACTGGCTGGTGATATCACCACGATTCAGACTGATATTCCGGTAATGCCCGGTACAGGGGCTAAATTTGCAAAATTGCTTTCTGCCGATTTTGAAAATAAATCGAACGGGCAACGCGTCTATGCAAAAATTACGCTTACCGATAATAAAGAGTCTGCATTTGAGATTTGTCACTTGGTATCGGTAAGCGGTGATGTGTTGAAAGTCATTCGTGGGCAGGAAGGAACAACCGCGAAAGGTTGGTCCCTTAATGATGTTGTGGCTAACTTTGCCACGCGTGGTTCGGAAAACTATTTCGTACAGATAGCGCAGCTTCAGAGCGGTCATTATATTGCGGGTGTTACTGGTGGCACTGCAAACGCACTGACGCTGGAACTTCCCTCGACGTTTTTTGTTAATGGAGGTACAGATTGGACGCTACGAACCCCGATTATAGTTTTCCCCGTTCAGAACAATACCAACGCGGCGACACTTCAACTAACACTAGGCGGAAAGGTTCTTGGTACGTTCCCACTTTATAAGGGGAACAAGTCCGAGCTGGTAGCGAATGATATCATTAAGGGTATTCCTTTGATTTGCCTTCTTGATAGCGAGAAAAGCTATTTCAGTGTGATAAACCCCGGCAATATCTATTCAGATTTTGATCTGCGATATGTAAAAAAATCTGGTGATTTGATGACCGGGGAGCTGAAAATACGTGGTGTTAATGCATTGAGGATTTTTAACGAGGCTTTTGGCCTTATTTTTCGCCGTTCTGAAGAGTGCCTGCACCTTATCCCTACTAGTGAAGGTCAGGGCGAGAATGGAGATATTGGTCCCCTGCGTCCGCTCACCATTAATTTGCGGACAGGAGAGATATCCATGTCGCATAAAGTGTCTGTTGGCGGTGGTTCTCAGGTCAATGGTGCACTGGGTATCGGCGTTCAGAACGCGCTGGGCGGAAACTCAATTGCTTTCGGGGATAACGATACAGGTATAAAACAAAACGGCGACGGCATTCTGGATGTTTATGCGAATGGACAGCATGTATTTCGTTTCCAGAATGGTGTGGCGATAGCGTTAAAAAATATTCAGGCCGGAAATGCTAAAAAATTCACGTTATCCAGCGCCAACAACTCCACGAAAAACGCAACGTTTAATTTATGGGGTAATTCATCCCGACCTGTAGTTGCAGAGCTTGGTGATGATTCCGGCTGGCATTTTTACAGCCAGAGAAATACCGATGGCAGTATCACATTCGCTGTAAACGGACAGATGACCCCATCAAACTATGGAAATTTCGATGCCCGTTATCAGCAGCGAAATGGCGGCGTGCAGGATGTGCGCTATGGTTCCGAAATGTATTACAAACCTGGCAGCAATGTAATCTCTTGGACATATCACGCTCCTGCGGGACACGGATTGTCAGGGATATCGATATCGGATACTGGTAAAAATTCAGCGGATAACGTCAACGGCGTGTATTACCGACCGCTTCAGAAACTGATTAACGGCACCTGGTATAACGTGGCGAGTGTTTAACAATGTTGCATTTAAAAAATATTACTGCAGGCAATCCGAAAACCGCAGAACAATATCAGATGACAAAACAACATGGTATCACCTGGCTTTTTTCGGAAGATGACCAAAACTGGTATGAAGAGCTGAAAAATTTTGCCAGTGACACCATAAAAATGGTTTACACCGGAGACGGGCGCGTGGTACTGATGAATCCCCTA